GGAAGAACTGGTCTACGATACCAAGAAAGGTAAAGCAGTCATTCCGAACCGCATCTACGGCGGGAAAGTAATTGAGAATGTTTGCCAAGCACTAGCCCGGATTGTCATCGGGGAGCAGATGTTACGGGTAGCCAAGAAGTATAAAGTAGCCATGACGGTACATGACGCCATCGGTTGCATAGTCCCTGAACATGAAGCGCAGACTGGCAGGGAATACGTTGAAATGTGTATGAGAATACGCCCTGTTTGGGCGCAGGATTTACCCTTGAACTGCGAGTCAGGGGTTGGTAGAACTTATGGAGATTGCTAATGCATATTGCAATTGAACTATTGTTAAAGCGTATGGAAAGTAACCCGGATGAGTTTGTAAAAGGTAATCGCCGCCATGCCAAGTGGGAACGCATCATTTCAAAGTATATGGAGTACGTAAACCCGGAGGACAAAAAGATACTGAATGAAAAATACGGCGAGTTACAATTAAATCAGATGCACAAAGAAGTTATGGCTGAACTGTTGTACGGGGAGCGTGATGAAGAAAACCCTAAGTACACGGAAAAACAGATGAAGTTAGACTTAGCAATTCAAGAATTTAAAAATGAACAACTTAAATCACGAGGACTTGTACAAAATGAAAGCACCGCTTGACTACGCACCATACGAACTTGAAGCCAAGAAACTTTTAAGGGAAGTGGGAGAACTATTAAAGATTAATAAGTATGCCAAAGCAGCCACAACAATTGATGACATTATTGTTGAACTGCGTATGATGAAGGCCGCAGTCAATAGCCATATTAAAAACTAACCAAGGAGTAGTAAATGAAACCAAGTACGAGAGCCGCAAAAGTCCGTGACGCTATTCAGGCCGGAGAACCTGTAAAAGACATAGCCGCACGTTTCAAACTAAAGCCGCAGACCGTCTACACGATGCGGTGGAAGATGACTAAAGAAAGAGTGACTTCCCCCATAAGCATTAAAGCACCAAAGCCCACGCCTAATGCTGATTTTGTTCGGGAAGAACTTGCAAACGTCGAGCGTCAGATTGATAACCTGAATGTAATTGCCTCATTCCTTACCATACGACTACGTCAGTTAGAGCATAACGGTGAGTGAACCCGTAGTAGATTGGTTTTTGATAAACCAATTGGTCAAGCCTGAGCATCAATATCTTGATGTGGCTGATCTGCCCATTGATTCGATGCGTATGGCTTGGCCTTTTAAAACTGAAAAAGAAAGAAAGTTAATCGCCAAATGGATGAGAAAACAAACCAAAGCCCGGAAGATAAAGTTCTCGGAGTTTGAAGAAGCGCCGTTTTAAAGAGGAGAATGTAATGAAAACGCTTGCAGAAGCAAGATTAGATTTCCAAAAAGTAATACGAGGAGACGGTGGCAAATGCCCTTGTTGCCGTAGGTGGGGCAAGATCAATGGGTATCAAATAAATAGCACTCAGGTGCGCGGCATGATTTGGATGCTCAAGAACTTCCGCAAGAACGAGTGGATTGATTTGGGTAAAGCCCCTAAATGGATACTGCGGTCTAAGTCTATGGCTACCCTGCATCATTGGGGCTTGCTTGAAGCCAAACCAAAAACCGACGACGAGGACAAACGTGCTTCAGGGTTGTGGCGTCTAACACCACGGGGACACGACTTTATACGCCGCCGTATCACAATGCCGAAGTATGCGTTTGTATTTGATAACAGACTAATTAAAGTATCCAAAGAACAAGTAGATGCCGTTCAAGCATTGGGTAAAAAGTTTTCGTATGAAGAGTTGATGAGCACAAGGTATAGGGGCGTGAAATGAGCGCAAATGAAGAACAAGTTGGCGGGGAACATTACAAAGCCATGAAGATTCAGCCTTGGGATGCTATGGAAGCGTGGATGACCCCTGCTCAGTTTCGTGGGTTTTTATTGGGGTCTGCGATTGCCTACCTTGCACGGGTAAATACCAAGGGTGTCGAAGGTAAAGGTGGCGTACAAGATATTAAAAAGGCTAGGCATTACCTAGATAAGATAATTGAACTAGAGGAGAAGTCATGAGAAAGGCTATAGTGAGTTTACTGTTTGCCCCATGCATGGCAAGTGCTGAGTTTTTAGATGGTAACGGTCTGCTGTCGAGAATGAATGATTCAGAAACCATTCCAAGGATGGTTGCTCTTGGCTATGTACAGGGAGTGGCTGATGTGTATGCAAGGGTAAAAGTATGCGCCCCACAAAATGTAACAGCAGGGCAAGCCCGGGATGTGGTCAAGCAGTACCTAGAACTTAATCCTGAGAGAAGACATTACTCTGCCGATTCTCTTGTGGTAAATGCGTTATCCCAAGTATGGCCTTGCGCTAATCGTGGAGGTACTAGACTATGAAAGACCTAGAAGATGAGGAAAGAATCAAAGCCTACATGAAGGCAAAGATGGCGCACATAAAGATGTACAACGAGTGCATGAACCTTGTCGATGGCTTGGATGTTGAGAAGTTTGCTGAGTTAGTCCGGGCTGATGAGCGAGAAAAAATAAAACAAGAACGAGAAACCCTTATTTTAGACCGTGGCTGTTGGGAGCGTGGTTGTTGTGCTCATGATGAGCGTGATGGCAATGGCGTAACCATCGAAGCCAAACTAAAAGAGAAGAACGCATGAAACTGTTTGCCCTGTTCGCTCTGATCGTATTTTTTCTATGGGTCGGGTGGAGTAGTGGGTATGAGAACGGGCTGAAGGATGGTTGCAAGAAAGCCTTAAAAATAAACCCGCCAAGCGAAGAGATGGAGGTGGCTTGCGCCGCATTGTGGGTTGGGGAGCAGAACAAAAAGTATCAATCAAAGGAGAAAAAGTAATGGCAGTTGAAATGACCGATTTTGAAGAGAAGGTGTGGAAGTATTTAATTTCTCACCCAAAAACCCCCGTTCAAGCCAAGACTATTGCAAAAGAGTGGATTGCAAGTGAGGGCAAGGTAGCCCGTACCTTAAAAAGGTTTGTCGATAACGGTATTGCGGACTTAATACGAATGGGTTCCAAGAAGTTTTATAAGGTGAAAGAATGACTCCCGAAGAATACAAAGCCGAGATCGAGCGGTTAAAGAAAGAAGTTGAGCATTGGAAACAGGCGTACCACAGAGTCAAGACTGAGAATGAAAAGTTATCGCTTGACTTAGGAATTAAAAACAAGGACTTTATATGAACAACGTTACGTGGTCGTACTCATCATTAAAAACTTTCGAGCAGTGCCCTAAAAAGTACTACCACCTACGGATTGCTAAAGATGTAAAGGACGAGGGTAGCGAGGCTACAATCTACGGACAAGAAGTACATAAGGCTGCTGAAGAATATATAAAACTAGGCACGCCCATACCAAAGAAGTTTCCTTTCCTCCAAGACATCTGCGATGCATTCAATACCATCGACGGGGAAAAGCATTGCGAACTTAAACTGGGTGTCAAGCGGACGCCGACTGGGTACGAGCCATGCGGGTTCTTTGATAAAGATGTGTGGTGGCGGGGCATCGGGGACTTGGTAATTGTTAATGACACCTTGGCTTTTTCGGTAGACTACAAGACTAGCAAAAATGCCAAGTATGCAGACATGAAACAGTTAGACATACTAGCCGCCGCGCTATTCACCCACTTCCCCCAAGTCGAAAAGATAAAGTCAGCCCTTATATTTGTAATCAGCGGGGAGTTTATTCACAAAGAACACACCGCCGATATGCGGGACTCATATTTCTCCACGTTTGACGAGGGGTTAGATCGCCTTGCAACTGCTCAAGAATCAGGAGTATGGAACGCCAACACCGGCCCCCTCTGTAAATTTTGCCCAGTAACCAGTTGTGAACACAACAGGAGGCGTTAATGCTAACTCCACAGAAATTTAAAATAAAAAACCCAGAGTTTGTGTACAAAAACAATGACTGTATGGCGATGGAAATTGCGCTAGAGATTGGGCCTGACACAGGGAAATCCTCTAAAACTACTTTGACTTTCAGGACAAGTAACATTAGTGGTTACGAAATGGAGATAATGTTGGGGGGAGAGTTTGACTCCGTAACCAAAGAAGCCATTTGGACTGAGCCATATCCGGTGGGGGCCGTCTCAATTAAGTTTGATGGGGGGTATGAACGGGAAATACTTATTGCCGCTTTTCAAAAAATAGGGTTGATGACGATACCTGTATACGGCAAAATAGAACGTGGCCCTTTTGAACCTACTGAGGAAGAACAAAATGCCCTACGTAAATAAGCCCCGCCCGTACAAAAAAGAATACGAGCAATATCAAGGAACCGAAGAACAGAAAAAGAATCGTGCCCAACGTAATAACGCACGGCGTAAAGCCCTCCGTGAAGGCAAGGCAACAAAGGGGGACGGTACAGATGTCCACCATGTCAAAGCCATGTCAAAAGGTGGTACAAATAAAGATGGATTGAAGGTAGTCAAGGCATCAGCCAACCGCTCCTTTGATCGGGATGCAAACAAGAAACTGGTATCGGAAACAAGTCCACGGGAAAGAAAGCGTGCAAATACTAAATGACAAGGTGCTCTTGGTTCGGACAAGACGACCACACCTAATAACAGAACAAATCAAGAAGAGTGCAGTAGTAAAT